TTAGCGTGGCAGAAGTTAATCCTTGATGATATGTGTCGTGTTGATAAGAATGGATTATTTGTCCGCAAGAGCAACCTGCTGCTCATTGCCCGCCAATCAGGAAAGAGCCATCTAGCAAGAATGCGCTGTTTAGCAGGCTTGTTTTGTTTCGGTGAAAAGGACATCTTGATTATGTCCTCTAATAGATCAATGGCAATGAAGTCCTTTAACATTATGGCTGACATCATCGAGCGAAATGACTTCTTGAGAATGCAGCTTAAAGATGGAGACATCAAGAAGGGCATCAGACGAACTAACGGCGATGAGAAAATTATTCTTGCTTCTGGTGCTCAGTTAGAAGTGCGCGCTGCAACTAGCGATGGTGCGCGAGGCATGTCCTGCGACTATTTGTGGATTGATGAGCTCCGCGAGGTCTCAGAAGCCGCAATGGACGCTGCTAAAAGCGTAACCTTAGCCAGGGTAAATTCCCAGCGGCTATTTACTAGCAATGCAGGCGATGCCTTCTCAAAAGTGCTCAACGATTTACACGAATCTTGCAAGCATTACCCGCCTAAGTCTTTAGGCTATTACGAATACTCAGCTCCTGACTTCTGTGACATCTGGGATCGTAAAGCTTGGGCAATGGCTAATCCTTCGCTTGGGTATTTAATTACAGAAGAGGCTATCGAGGAGACGATTGCAACATCCACTCAGGATGCAGCAAGAACCGAGACTTTGTGCCAATGGATAACCAGTCTGTCCTGTCCATTCAGTACTGAGGTTCTAGAAAACAGCTCAGATAGCACCCTTGAAATGTCTGTCGGGGCATATACAGTATTTGGCTTTGATGTTAGTCCGAGCAGAAAAAATGGGAGTCTTGTTGCTGGTCAATTGCTTGCCGATGGACGAATCGGCATTGGCATTCTGGAAACCTTTAGCTCTCAAGTAGCAATTGATGAATTAAAGATGGCAGCAGCTATAAAAGGCTGGTGTGATTTGTACAGACCTCGAATAGTCTGCTTTGATCGTTACGCGACTCAAACTATCGCTGACAGACTTGCTCAAAGTGGTGTTGTTGTGGAAGATGTATCAGGGCAGCAATTCTACAAAGCCTGTGGTGATTTGCTCGAAGGATTGACCAATCTCAGGGTTGTTCATAATGGGCAAAAGGATTTAATAGAGCAATTTACAAACACAGCTGCTAAAACAAACGATTCTTCGTGGAGATTGATTAGGCGTAAATCGGCAGGCGATATTTCAGCTCCGATTGGACTTGCAATGGTTGTAAGCAAGTTAATGCTTCCAGCCCCTAAGCCACAGATTTATACTTAGACAGTTCGTGGCGTGTTGTCTAATTACTTGACAAATGCTACAATTTATGACTATGGGTCTATTTCGCAAAACACAAGCAACCACTAATAACCAACAGAGGCTTGAAGCGCAGTATGCCCCTACTATTATGGGCGAAAATCTTAACTCCATAGTTAATATGTTTTTGCCGCGTGTATCTAGAAACGCTGCCATGTCTGTACCTTCAGTAGCAAAATGCAGGAATCTTTTAAGCGGAGTAATTGGCGGGTTGCCTCTTAATTTATATCGCAAATCTACTGGCGAAGAATTAGGCAATCCAGTCTGGTGTGACCAACCAGCATTAAATCAACCACGATCTATCACAATGGCATGGACTGTTGATTCATTGATGATGTATGGCGTTGCTTACTGGCAAGTTACAGAAGTTTATGCAGAAGATGGTCGCCCTGCTAGATTCCAATGGATTCCTAATGTAAAGGTCACATTTAACACAGATTTAACTGCAACACATGTAACACAATACTTTATTGATGCAACAGCTGTACCAATGTCGGGTCTTGGTAGTTTAATTACATTCCAAGCATTTGATGAAGGCATTTTAGAGCGCGGTTCGGAAACTATACAAGCTGCAATTGATTTGCGTAAGGCAGCAGTTATAGCGGCCAGCACACCAATGCCGACTGGTTACATCTCCAATTCGGGGGCTGACCTTGATCCTAAAGAAGTCCAAGGCTTGCTTGCATCTTGGCGACAAAGCAGACTTAACAGAAGTACGGCTTATTTGACTTCTACTCTTAGTTACAATGTTGCATCTTTTTCACCTAAAGACATGATGTATGACGAAGCCCAGCAATTCCTTAGTACGGAAATTAGCAGATTATGCAATATTCCTGCCTACATGCTTTCAGCAGAAGCCAACCAAAGCATGACATATTCAAACTTGCTTGACGAAAGAAAATCATTTTATTCTCTATCACTAGCTCCTTATGTCTGTGCAATAGAAGATCGTTTGTCGATGGATGATATTACTGCTAGAGGCAATGCAGTTAAGTTCGATGTAGATTCTTCATTCCTAGCAACAGAACCAATGGAACGCTTGCTGGTAATTGAGAAGATGTTATCTCTTGGCTTAATAACAGTTGAGCAAGCTATGGAGATGGAAGATTTAACACCTAATGGAAGCGAAGGAATCAAATAATGGAGAATCAGATAATCACATTTTCATCTGGACTTATTGCCAATGTTGAGGAACGCTTAATCTCAGGCAAGATTGTGCCAGCAGGTACAGGCGAAGTAGGCAACACTTCAGCAGGCAAGGTTGTTTTTGAGAAGGGTGCAATCGCACTTCCAGAAGACCCTAAATCTGTCAAGTTGCTCAACCAGCATGACTCACGCCAACCTCTCGGTAAGGCAACACAATTTACTGAGCAAGAAGATGGCGTTTATGCATCATTTAAGGTTTCACGATCTAATCGTGGTACAGAAGCTTTAATTCTTGCTGAGGAAGGCTTACAAAGTGGCCTCAGTGTAGGAGTAGAAGTAATCAAGTCAAAGCAGAAAGGCAATGTGATGTTTGTATCTGCTGCCAAGTTGCTTGAAGTCAGTTTGGTAACAGAGCCAGCATTTAAGTCTGCTCAAGTTATCGATGTCGCTGCTGAGGAAAATCCTGAAGCGGTAGAAGAAATCCAACCAACAGAAAGCGAGGCAGTCGTGGAAAATACTCCCGATGTCGCAGCACCAGAAGTTGAGGCAACGGCTGTCGAAGCTGCTCGCCCAACTGTTAGCATAACTAATGTGCGCGAGCGCATTGCACCAATCACATCAGGACAGTACCTAGATGCAAGCATCCGCGCTGCACTTGGTGACACAGAAGCTCGCCGTAAAGTTATGGCAGCTGACGATTCAACATCAACAAATACTGGCCTAACATTGGCTCCACACCTCAACACATTCTTGACAGATACATTTACAGGTCGTCCATCATTTGAAGCCGTAACACGCGGATCACTTGCAGGAATTACTGGAATGTCTTTCACAATCCCGCGTTTATTTACTAACGCCTCAACAGCTGACACAGCACCAACAGTCGCAGACACAAACGAAGGTTCAGCTCCATCAGAAACTGGAATGACTTCCGTTAGCGACACAATCAACATTGACAAGTTTGCGGGAATTAACGAAGTCAGTTTTGAGCTCATCGACCGATCTCAGCCTGCGTTCCTAGATTTACTTATGGCTGAGTTGAGAAAAGCGTATGAGAAGGCAACAGATGCCGCACTTATTGCCAAATTCACATCATCAGGAACAGCAGCAACTTCAACAGCTGCAACAGCAGCAGGACTGCAATCATTTATTGCAGTCGAGGGAGCAGCAGCCTACAAGGGAACTGGTGGAGCATTTGCTAACAAGCTTATTGCCTCAACAGATCAATGGGCAGCAATCAACGGCTACACCGATGATTCCAAGCGTCCTCTATATGCAGCACAAGGTCAGACACAGAACGCATCAGGCGCAACAGTACCTACATCTGTTGTTGGTAATGTTCTTGGCACTTCACTTATTGTTGATCACAACATTACAGTAAGCGGAATTGTTGATGAGTCTGCTTTCCTAGTTGCTCCACAATCTGTCTACACATGGGAATCACCACAAACTGAACTACGCGTTAATTTGCTTGGTACAGGTCAAATCCAGATTATGCTATATGGTTATTTGGCATTGTATTGCGGTAATGGCAAGGGTGTACGCCGTTATAATTTAACATAGTCAGTTAAAAACTAAGTCACTCTGGGGAGTAGTAGCCCTCTACTCCCCAGAGTCTTTAGAAAGGAATGGGAATGGCACTCACAACAGTTGCAGAACTCCGTACCACTCTCGGAGTCGGTACTTTGTATGCAGACGCTACGCTCCAATCTGTATGTGATGCAGCAGATGCAGTCCTTGTTCCAATGCTATGGGCTAAAAAGGCTTTTCCAATAGCACATTCTAAAACAACAACAACTGCAACACTTTATTTTGAGGAAGCTCCAGAGTTTATTGTCGGAGATTCTGTAGTCATTACTAATTGCGGAACAGCATGGAATGGCACAAAGACATTAACAGAAGTTGGTGAGTATTCAATTACTTACACAATTAGTGCTGCAACCGCAATAAACAAGAATGTACTTTCTCCTTCTGGCACAGTTACTGGTGATACTACAACCGACTGGACTTTAGACGAAGCTGTACAAAACGCTGCCCTTATGGTCAGTGTAGAAATTTGGCAAGCAAGAACCGCTACCCTTTCAGGTTCTAACCTTGTCGATTTCCAGCCATCCCCTTATCGCATGTCAGCGCAACTCTTGGCGAAAATAAGGGGCATGATTTCTCACGCACTTGACCCAAGATCAATGGTCGGATAATGCCAACACCAGCAATAACAACGCTTAGAACTACCTTAGCAACTGCCTTAGTTGATAACACTAGATGGCAGACTTTTGCATTTCCGCCACCAGTTGTATTAGCAAATTCAGTTATTGTCAGCCCAGACAATCCGTATTTAACCCCTAACAATAACTCACAGATTTCAATTAGTCCTTTTGCCAATTTCAAGCTAATAATTACATGTCCTCTTTTTGACAATGAAGGCAACTTGAATGGCATAGAAGATTTTGTAGTCCGAGTGTTTAACCTACTTGCTGCATCTTCTTTCACCTATAATGTAAGCGCGATAAGCGCACCTAGCGTTCTCAATGCTGCTTCGGGAGACCTTCTCAGTTGCGAGATGTCCGTATCAATCCTAACAAGTTGGAGTTAATCATGTCCGATAACGACAAAGCAAACGCAGAATGGCTCGTGCGAATCGGTCAAACTGCAACAGCACCAAAACCAGTCACTAAGA